TGATCCTGATAACGCATGGGGCGAGCATGCTCAGTTGGAAGTTATTTTCAATGAGCATCTTTTCAAACAGACGGCTGGCATCTAAGCCGGTTCCTGTTAACTGAAAGAGGATTTAAGTTATGCCAATGTCACGCGCGCAGTTTAAAAAGCAACTGCAAGAAGGTGTTAATACTGTTTTTGGGTTGGAGTACGCACGCCACCCCGAAGAATGGCGTTATCACCTTGATTTTGAGACCAGTAAAAAAGCATACGAGGAAGACGTGCTTATGTCTGGTCTTGATGCTGCCCAGGTTAAAGCAGAGGGTCGCGGGGTTCATTATAGTGAGGGTCGTGAATTATGGACTCAGCGCTATACCCACGAAACCATCGCACTGGCCTTTGCGCTTACCGAAGAAGCCGAGCAGGACAATCTGTACGGTTCGATTGGCAAGCGGTATGGCCGGGCGCTGGCTCGCTCCATGCAGCACACCAAAGAGGTTAAGGGCGCTAATGTCCTGAACAACGGGTTTGATGCGAACTATGCCATCGGTGACGGTAAAGCGCTGTTTGCTACCGACCATCCGCTTGAAAACGGGCAGACACTACGGAATGAGCTTGCTACTCCTGCCGATCTGTCTGAGTTCTCGCTGGAACAGGCGTTAGTCGATATTGACAACTACGAAGACGACAAGGGCATTCCAATTGCCACGCGCGCGGTGTGTTTGATTGTTCATGCAAACGACCAGTTTACTGCTGATCGATTGCTTAATTCATCGCTGCGTCCAGGCACTTCTGATAATGATATTAATTCTATCGGTCATCAGGGTTCTATTTCCAATGGGTACAAAGTCAACCATCGCCTGACAGATAGCCGGGCATGGTTTATTAAGACTGATTGCCCTGATGGGATGAAACACATCCAGCGTATGGCGATCCGTCGCGGTATCGAGGGCGACTTTGAAACCGGCAACATGCGATACAAAGCATGGGAACGATATGCCCAGGGAACCACCGACCCACGCGGAGCCTATGGCTCTGCTGGCGGCGCTGGTTAAGCCCTGCTCCAACGAACGCCGGGGTTAATAGCCCCGGCTGTTTTCAACTGTTCCAGGAGATTTACCAATGTCAGAACATACGATTAGCCATGCTGATGCTCTATTTTGGGGTAATTCCAAAAAGCTAGGTGGTGACGATAAGCGCGGGGTTCCAATGACTCCGATCTATCAAGCCGCCCTTGGTGCGCCAATTACTCTCGATGTGAACGGGCTGTTAATTGCAGCCACCAGCACCGAGCTACCAAACACTGAAACCGTTACCTATACGTTTGCTGATGATGGCGGAACTTCTCCGCTGGATGGCGCAAACCAGACCGGTATTCTCGATGTGGCGCGAAATATCACTACCTTAACGACTCACAGTTCGTCCATTGTGGCGATGACTGTTGTTATTACGGGTGAAGATGAATATGGTGAAGCTCTGGTAGAGAAGCTCACTATTGCTGCCACCGGAACCAGCGCTGCGGATAACGGGATAAAGGCTTTCAAAAGCGTCTCCACCATCGCTATTACTGCTGCTGCTGATGCTGAAGCCAATACCCTTAATGTTGGGTTTGGTGATGTACTGGGCCTGCCATTTCGTCTTAGCGGCGAATACGACGTGTTGGCTTCTTATGCTGATGCGACCGAAGAGCTGGCTTCTGCCACTGTTGTTGCTGCCGTGACTACCACTGCAACGTCAACAACCGGCGATGTGCGTGGCACTGTTTTACCGAATACCGCAACCGATGGTTCTGTGAACTTTCGGGTGTGGATGAAGGTAAACGGGGTAGCGACTGATGCGGAAGCCTACGGGGTTACCCAATACGGAGGTTAAGCCATGCGACCACAGGTAATTATTTTTCCTGGCATGGCGGCTGCTGATGCTAATGGGGTAAGCGCTTCACAAACCCCGGCATCTGGCGGCGTTCAAGAGTTAACCATTGCCGGAGCCTTAGCCAGCTCCGGGGTGGCTACTTTTGACATTCCTCGTCGAGCCAGTATCACGTCTTCCGGTGATGATTCAGGAAGAACTTTTGTCATAACGGGCACCAATCGATACGGCGACTCGCAAACCGAATCGGTAACTGGTCCCAACTCAACGGCTGTGATTGGTTCTAAGGAATTTCTAACCATAACCAGCGTTACTATCGATGCTGATTCGGCAGGGGCGCTCCTTGTCGGCTCAAGCGACGAAGCTGCTACTGCGTGGATTCCTGTTAATGTTCATTTGACACCGGTCAATATCAGCTTTGCAATGAACGTATCGTCTGATGCTAATTTCAACTGGACGGTTCAGCAGACTCACGATAACCCGCTAGTTGGAACGCCTGATTTAGCGTTTAACCATGCTACTGCTGCTGCAAAAACAGCAGATTTTGAAGGCTCAATCAGTACGCCGATTATGGCTTACAGGGTATTAATAGATACCTACGTGGCTGGTGATGGCGTGTTTACAGCGGCTCAAGCCGGTTGATGGGGGGCTAGCATGGAGCAAGGAAGCAAAAGCGGGTTCGGGGTTAATGTTGATCTAATCATCAATCCCGTCACTAGCTACAGGGTGGGCTATAAAAACACTTATACAGTGGAGTGTTTTGCGCCCGACGGCTCACTGAAATGGGTCGAGAAGCGCTGCAACCTCGTTACCGAAGAAGGGCTTGACGATGCTTTAAACCAATACCTGAAAGGCTCAGGCTACACAGCCGCCTTTTACGTCGGGTTGATTGACAACTCTATTTTTTCAGCCATTGGTGCGACCAACGTGGCATCTGACATTAGCGTTACTGTCGCGACGAATGGCTGGATTGAGTTTGATGATTATTCGGAAGCAGTCAGGCAGGTGTTGACGCTTGGTACTGTTGCTTCGCAAGAAGTCGATAATAGCGCAAGCAAGGCTTCATTTAACATTGATGCGACTGGCTCGCTTAATGGGGTTTTCCTCGCGACCACTAACACGATTGGCGGAACTGCTGGGGTTTTGTATGGCCTGGTATCGTTTCCATCTGTTCGTCCCGTTGGCAATGGAGATGTGGTCAATGTTGCTGTAACGCTGACTCAGGCTAGCCTGTAATGTCGCTATCCGGCACCGAGATAACTCGGCTAGGGCCGGGTATTTTAGGGGCGCGTCCGGCACGGATATTTACTGTTCTCTCGACAATTGATGTGGAGATTAGCTTAGGGGCGTCGGCAACAATAGGGCTTTTGGGGGTGGGTGGAATTATTAGTGAATCGGTTACAATAGCAGGAAAGAGTGGGGTCGGTTCAATTGTGCTTGTTGATGAGGACCATATCGCCGATGGAGACATTGAGCTTGAAGCGTTCCAGTCGCAATTTTACTTAGACTAAAGAGGCTGATATGAAGTTGTTGTTTATGCAGGTTGAATTTAGCGCGCTTCTTTCTCGATGATTTTTTACATCAAAGAAGGCGACAGGCTTCCGGTTATTACTGGAACAGTTCGCAATGCAAACGGGGCGGTACAAGACCTTACAAACGCTGTATCTACTACTTTTAAAATGCGTAAAAAAGGAACCAGGGTGCTGCTGGTGCTTGCAGGAGCGTCAAGCATCATTGCTCCGAACACCGATGGTAGGGTAAGTTACGCATGGGGGGTTGGCGATACAAATTCTGCTGGCAGTTATGAGGCGGAGTTTGAAACACTTTTCTCTGATGGAACCAACCTGACTACGCCGACCACTGGATTTATTGACGTAATTGTCAACCCGGACTTAGACCCTTGAGCACTAGCGGCGTTTATACGTTCAACCCAGACATTTCCGAGCATATCGATGAAGCTTGGGAGCGTGTTGGCAAAGACCCGTCGAAGATAACCGCCAAAGAGCTTATTTCTGCCCGCCGGTCAATGAATTACATGATGACTGATTGGTCTACGCACGGCGTTACGCTGTGGACGGTCAATCAAGATTCGATCACCTTAATCCAGGGCGAGGCGACAACCCGGCTTAGCAACCATTTGATCTACATCACCGACGCATATCTACGTCGCGATGGGGTGGACATTCCAATGGCTTCGATGGCAAGGGACGAATACTCCGCCATCGTCCATAAGGCTGAGCAGGGCCGCCCTGACAGGTATTACCTGGACAGAGTTACCCCGCCGGTTATGACGCTATGGCAGGTGCCTGAGAACAGCACTGATGAGTTTGTCTTCTATGGCTTGTATCGGACTCAATCGGTAATCGATCTAGCCCAGGAGCCGGATATTCCTTATCGGTACTATGAGGCGTTTGCTGCTGGGTTAGCCGCAAGGTTTGCTGAGAAGTTTGCTCCTGACCGGGAGGCCGGTATGCACTCAAAAGCAACGATGGCTCTTGAGTTAGCGAAAGACGCAGATCGAGAGCGTGTTGACACCACGATTCGCCCACCAAACCACAAAAGGGGCTGGTAGTGAAGAAATATGCTAGAGGCAGCCATGCGTGGGGGGAGTGCGAACGATCCGGTAAGAAAATGCTGCTTTCTCGGATGGTTGAAGACGGGTATGACATTGGGCTAATGGTCCATCCTGATTTTTATGATCCGCCACACCCGCAAGACGTTCCGGCGACTGCGGGGGAAGCTGTAGCGCTAGAGCGCCCAGCTCCGCCAAGAAACGCCTTTAGTCCGGTAGTGTCGTTGCCTCTTTATGATGTGGTTAATGACCAAAATAATTCAGCATTCCCGCTTGGGACTTCGCTGGGAATGGTGAGCTTCTCGTGAATTACACCTACGCAACGCTGGTAGCGGCAATTACTGACTGGACGGAAGACCCCAGCGCCGAGCTACAAGCCCATATTGATGAAATCATTAGCCTGGCGCACGTTCGACTGGTCAAAGACCTTGATCTTGAGATATTCAAAACAACAGCAACCGGAACATTCACCCCTGGCAATCAGTTTATTACCAAGCCAACTGATGCAGTTTCAATTAAAACGCTGACGTATGTTGTCGGGTCGAGAACCTATTATGTTTATCAGCGATCAGACGAATATCTTGACGAATACTGGCCGAACAGCGGGCAGCGTGGAGCGCCAAAGCATTATTCTGAATTTAATGAAACCTCTCTCCGGGTAGCGCCAACCCCCTCTAATTCTTCTGTGTGGAAGGCGCGATACGTTGTTCGCCCCGCTGACTTAACGCCATCAAATACAACCACATTTCTGTCGACCAACGCAGGGGAGGCTCTGTTGTATGCCTGCTTGCTTGAAACTGAGGCATTTATTAAAGCTTCGCCGGAAGATGTAAATATTTGGGTGGAGCTGTACAAGAGTGCGGTAATTGCATCGAGCCACGAAATGATGAACATGAAGAACGTCGAGTATAAAGAGCCGGAAGTTGAGCAGTGATAGCGCATACGGTTACTAAATCGCACCTTTCAGACCTGTATGCGTCCTATGGCACCGACACATACAAGATGGCGCTTTACTCTTCGTCTGCATCGCTTGATAAAGACACGGCGGCATATACAGCGACTGGTGAGGTTTCAGGAGCAGGGTATACCGCAGGCGGCGTGTCGCTAGTAGCGTCGGCTTCTATGCTGACCTTCGACGATGACGTGCTAGTTATTGATTGGGACGACCCTTCATGGACCTCTGCTACTTTTACGGCAAGGGGCGCGCTTATTTACAATTCAAGTGATTCAAACAAATCAGCGGCAGTCATTGATTTCGTTGATGATCAGACTGTAGCGAACGACACCTTTACGTTTCAGTTCCCTTTGCCAACCAAAGAAACCGCGATCATTCGCGGCTTAATGCTGAGGTAGTTCATGGCTAATACATACACAGACCAGCTCCGACTTACCAAGCAGGGCCAAGGAGAGAACGAGGCGACCTGGGGTGTTCTGTTGAATACCGTTATCGACCTGATCGAAGAGTCAGTTTCTGGCCTTGTGAGCGTTGATCTTAGTTCTGGAAGCGTCACTCTTTCTACAAGCGATGGGTCCACGGACCAGGCTCGTCATGCAATGGTAAAAGCATACGGAACGCTTACAGCG